GTGCCGGCCTTGAGCGCGGCGACGAGCGCCTGCGCTTGCGCGATGATCGGTGGGGCCGCGAGCGGGGGCAGCGGATCGGCGCCGACCATCGTCAGGATGTTGCCGCCGGCGTCGCGGGTCACCGTATAGAGGTGCCCGTTTATCGTTTCGGTGTCGGTGGTGGTTGTGGGTGCTGGCGGCGTCATGTCAGACCTTGGTTGCGTACGAAGCCGCGATATTGATGCCGCCGCTCACCCAGCCCACGATTACAACCTGCACAAGAATCGAGCTTTTGAACGGCGTATTAAAAACCAGAGTCCAGCCGGTCTGATTGCCGGCGGAAACTCCGTTGAGTGTGCCGGTGAGCTGGAATCCCAGCGCGATTCCGCCGCCCGCGGTTTGCAGCGGGTAGCTCTGCGTCGCGCCGCCATCGACGGTGATGTTTAGAGAGACGCTGGTTGCATTAACGCCACTTGCGGCGCCGATCGAGAGCAGGGCGCCGGCGCTCCCGGAATAACTGAGCAGGGTCGTCGTCGCGCTGCCGGATGTCTGCAGCGTGGCTGGTGTCTGGATCTGATAGCCGGGTGGGAGAAGTCCGCCGATCACTTGAGAGCTCTGGATGGAATTGGCGCCGACCTTCTGCCAGGTGGTATCGCCGGTGCCGGCGGTATTGGTGAGGACCGGAAACAGCGTCGGGCTGGGGGTGTAGCTGTTGCCATGCGAGAATACCGCATCTCCGACGTTCCACCACACGAGCGCGTCGGTTGCGGCGCTGCCGGCCGCGATCGCATAGGCGGTGCCGTTATAAAAGACCGTGCAGGCCGACCAGGAAATCTGTCCGCCCCCGGGCGTGTTGTTCTGGACCGTGAGCCCGACGACCTGAATCGCGGCATTGACCTGCGTTTGCGTGGTCGAGATTTTCTTCAGTGTGTCGGCGAGCCATTTGTAGGCGGCGCCGAGCACCTTCTGCATCGAAGCGGGCGGAGGTTGGATCGCCATTCAGTTCAAGTAGGCGTCGACGCTCGCGATCGGAACCGGTTCCGAGGTCGACCACTCAAACGCGCGATCTTCGGACCGGCCGAGGTTGCGCCAGATCGAGCCGTAGTTGTACTCGCCGATATGCCCCATCGGCTGGTCGAGCGGATATCCCCAGGTGCGGCCGCCGTCATTCGAAATGCGGAGGTACGCGATCGGTTCCGAGCCGGCTGCATTGACGCCGTCGCCGTCGCCGGTCTGCTGGTACACCGTCAGCCGGTTGAAATACTGCCAGCGCCGCTCCTGAAACACCGAGCAGCTCCGCAGCCGGCGGATCGGGCCGCCGAAATCGGTATAAGTATCGAGCGACTGCGCGTAAATGTTGCCGCTCATCCAGTCGCAGACCAGGTGTTTGTTGAACGCGTAGGCATGCGTCCGCGCGCGGTGCATGTGATAGCCGCCGTTAACCGGATCCCACCAGGCGCGCTGGTGCCAGAGCTGGCTGGCGCAGTCATAGACCCAGGTCGCATCCCCGCTCGGGAAGTTCAGCACGTAAAACGTGTGCCCTTCGTCGACATACAAGTGCGCCTCGGCGTCGGCGAGCGTGGAATATTTCGCCCATTGCTGCTCGACCCCGTGGGTCGAGATCCGCACCGCGTCGTAGCCGTTATTGCGGTACGCCATGCCGGCGCCGTGCTCGCTCTGGCCGAGCCAGAACACGCCGGCGTCGCAGCGCTGGAGCGTGTGGATCGCCTGCAGGCCGGTTTCGATCGAGGCGCCCTGGATCCGCTCAAACGGCACGCCGCCTGAGTTACCGGCGTCCCACCAGACCTCGCCGCGCTCCGAGCCCATCAGCCAGAGCTCGCGTTTGTTCATGATCATGCCGATCAGGTTGTCGGCCCAGGAGCTCTTGGCGGCGAAATTAAGCGCTGCCCAATCCTGGCCGTCGTTCACGAATGAGACGAAGAACTGTTGCGTTCCCGGATTCAGCGCCAGAAAGTAGGTGTCGAAAAACTCGAACTCGCCGGCGCCGGGAAAGCCGGCCGCGCCGGGCTGGTTATTGCTGATGAACGGAAAGTTAGCCGCGTTGATCTGCTGGAAGGTGTTGGTCGCGAGCGTGAACAGGTAGCCGGCATTGTTCGAGCTGACGACGACCGCCGGCGTCCCGCCCTGGCAGCTCCGCATGGAAACCCGGCCGGTGAGCCCCGGCGGCTCATTGAACGTGCCGCGCGCCGTGACGGTGCCGTTACTGTTGACCTCGTAGAAGGTCTGGCCCGCGGCCGCGAAGACGCGGCCGGTGTTGGGCTCTTTCCAGATCCGCCGGCCGGGATAGCCGCCCGGCATCGTGGCGAACAGCGAAAGGCCCGGGGTGCCGAGCAGCACCATCGAGCTTTTCCCTTCCGCCGTCTCGACCTTTTCCGGGAACAGGTTGATCGACTGCTCGGCGGCCGCGATCTTGGTCCGGCCGAGATAGGCGCCGCCGACGAAACCGAATTTCGCCATATTACCGGACCGTGCCCGTCATCCAGTCGAAATCGGCGTTGCGATCGTCGTTCTGGGATCCCAGGCCCATGTCCTGGCCGGTGCGTGGCGGCCCTTCGTCGTTATCGGCCGCGATCGCGGCGCGCGCCTTCGCCGCCATGCGGCGGATCCGCTGCACGTTGGCGTCGGGCCCGGCGAGATATTCCATTTCCTCGCAGAGCGACCACGTGATCGCGCGCGCGTAGCCGTCCGGAAACAGGTAATCGGTGACCAGGTCGGCGAATTGCGTGAGTTTGACCGGGGAGCGGAAACGCAGATTCGGCAGAGGCGCGGCGGGATACGGATTCAGGTAAATCGTGCCGAGGCCGGCCGTCGCCGACTGGCCGCCGGTGCCGGGAGTCGACACAAAGCCGCGGTCGAAATAGAGCTTGATCGGGATGTTCGTCGCGACCAGCGGCACCGCGATCCCGAGATACTCTTCAGAGCGCAGAATCGTCACCGGGCAATGGACCGGCGGCGAGAGGCTGGTGAGCACGATGTCCGCCCAGGTGATGCGGTTCGGCTTCAAGATCGCACCGCCGTTGATGTCGGTCGCGAGATCGCCGCCGGGGCCGATGGTGTAGCTCTGCTTCGAGCTCGGAAAGGTGACCTCGGTAATCTGCTGCGCCCAAACCATCCGCCGTTTGCGCGACCAGGCCTCGAGCATCTGATTGAGCGAGTCGAACCCGTCCGCGGCCTCGGCGCCGGTCGGATCGCGGCCGAGCTCGATCGCGTTGAGCATCCGCATCGCTCGCTTGATGAAATATTGCGCGGTCATCGGAGGAGGCTGTTAATCTGGCTGCGAGGTGTTCAATGGCAGAAACAACGAAGAAATCCGCCGGGAAGGCGAAAAAAGCCGCTTCGCGCAAAACTAGAACGACGAAGCGGAAATGAGAGGTCGGGCCCGCTCGGAGAAGGGTGAGCGGGCCCGATGCGCGCCGGCGGGTAGGGCGTGCCACTAGGACGCACGCAGGAATGAAAGCCGGCCGCGCGAGCTTGCTAGTTCGGGGCGCGTCTGCTAGCCTCGCCGATCCGGTCGAGGTCGCCTATGAGCAGATGGCGAACGCGCCCAAACTTCGTTAGCTTTGCGAGTCGGCGGGCTTGTCTTTGGCCGGCTTCTTCTTACTGATCAGATCGGCGACCATCGCCTCGAGCTGCGTGACGCGATCCTCGAGCTCGGTGATCCGTTCGTCGGCTTCTTGGCTCAGCTCGCCCGAGCCGGCGTCTGCGGCCTTGGGCTCCGCCGGCTTTTCATGGCCGACATGATTCCACCCGTCGCCGAGCGAAGCGTGTTCGTCGGCCGACTTCACGAGCTTCTTGCCTTTGGCGGGGTGATGGACGATGCACGGGTACTGGTTGTGTTCCGGCCGGTAGGGCAAAGCCGGCTTGTCTTCCTCTTCAAACGCCCTGCGGAATTGCTGGGTTTCGTGTTGCAAACGATTTCTCCTGATGTGGGGTGGCGCCGGCGCGCGAGGGCTTGCCGGCGCGGTTTTTGCGGGGGCGTTTAATACGTCGACATGATCGGCCCTTTGTTGGCCGTAAATGTCGTGGTCGGGGTGATGGCGGCGACGGTGCCGAAGGTGCCGGATTGGGTGCCGGTGCCGTACTTGGTGGGAGCGCCGCCGGCCGGGTAGAGCGCGAACGATCCGGCCGTGGTGCCGTTGCCCTGGATGCCGATGAAATACGTCTGCGGCCCCACGACGTTGACGGTCGCGGTGAACGCGGCGCACTGGAGTTGCGAGGTGCCGGACTGCGTCACGCCGGCGGTCGCCGAGTTGGCAAGCACGTTGCCGGCTTTGTCCCACAGGATCACGATCACCTTGTCGGCAAGCGTGCCCGATCCATTGGTCCAGCAGGCGCCGGTCAAGGTGCTGTTGGCGCCGACCAGGAGCTGGCTGAACCAGATCTGGCCGTTCACGTCGGTCGCGTTATTGAAGGCCGGCTCGTTGGGCGTCGAAAACGTCGTCCATTGCGTATACGGCTGGTCGTAGGTGACTTCGGGATCGCCGAAGCCGGGGCGGTTGGTGGATTGGACCACCCACCGGCCGTTGAGGCAGTCTTCGGTGGTTCCGGTCGAGAGGTTGATCCGGGGCGTGTAGAGGTCCTGGCCGGTGCCGGCCGTGCAGGCCGTGCCGGCGGGAATATCGAAGTTCCCGAATTTATCCGGAGTGCCGATGTACACGGTCGCGCCCGAGACATGCGGCGCGGCGGTGGTTCCGTCGGTACCGCGCAGCACCTGGGTCGCGCACGTGGTCGCGTTGAAGGACTGCACGTCGAAGGCCTCGAAATCGATGAACAGCTTTACCGGGCTCGACACGCGGTTGAAGTTCGTCATGTCGGTCTGGTTGCAGGCGGCGAGCACGAGCGTGACGTTGAGGCTGTTGGTGGATCCGCCGACCAGGCCGAAGACGCTGCTCGAGGGATCCGGGCCCGAGATCGCGGCCGACAGAGTCGTGATCGAGAGCTTAGTTTGAGCGAAGAGCGAGCCGGCCAGAGCCAGCAGAGCGAACAGCGAAAGGAATCGCTTGAAGGTATTCATGGTTAGATTTGGTCTCCTAAGTGAGATGGACCCACTCAAACGGAGTGGGTCCGTCATCGCTGTTACGCCAGCGACAGCACCCGCACGGCGCAGTTATCCGGGTACAGGTTGCCGAGACCGATCACGGTTTCAATGCGATTGGTCATCATGCCCTTATTCGGATCCCAGGCCTTGACGATGCGGATCGACAGGCCCGTCACCGGATCGCGTTTTTGCGTGGAATACTCGACGGCCTTGGGCGTCTGCAGCTTCACGCCGACCAGCGCGAACGCGTCTTTGTTGAGCTGCAGGCCGTTGACGCCGGCTTTTCCGTTGGGCGAGCTGGTGCCCGGGAATAGCGTGATCGTCGCGTTATTGAGCGGCAGGGCGTCGACGTTCTGGTACGGATCGCCGGGCCCAATAATAGGCGGCGAGATCTGCAGCACGTCGGCGCCGCCGCCGGCCGCGGTGAAGCCCTGCGTCACGACGAAATACTTCTGTTCTCCGGTCGACCGGCGGGTCACCGGATTCACGTTGAACACCTTATTGTTCGCCGTGATCGCGAAGACGTCGCCCTGGTTGACGGTGTCGCCGGCCGTGAGGTTCACGGTCAGTGAGGAGCCCTGCTGGTTGGCGCCGTTGACGGTCGGCGAGGTCCAGCTCCCGGCCGTATGGCTGTAGAGCTGATTGGACTCGTACCAGTCAAACCCGCGGGCTTTGCCGAGCGAACCCTCGCGGTAGAACCGCGAAATGTCGGAGCTCGGGTTGAAGTTGGTGACGACGTTCTCGCCGAGTGTCTCCATCATCTGCGGCGACAGGATGAAGCCGCGCTCGCCGGGCGTGCACGAGTTCACGTTGAGCAGCGTGCGTCCGTGGTTGATCGTCGACATGGCGGTCGGCGTGGTGCCGAGTACGCCGGTGATGTTGTTCGTGTTCTGGTACGCCCACAGAGCGCAGCGGGCGTCGATTTCGGCCGAGATCTGTTTGATCGCCGGCGCGACATACTGGTCGTACACCTGCTCTTTGGAGCGCTCGAGCTTTAGCGCCGCCTCGATGTCGTCCCACTGGAAATGCACGCCGAACGGCTGCCCGATCGTGACCGTGGTGTATTTCCGTTTGATCGGCTGCGGCTGATACTGCAGGCCGTTGGTGATCAGCCAGCGCTGCGGGAGCTTCACGCGAACGGTGTCGCCGACCGCGTACTCTTCTTCGAATTCGTCGTTATGGTCGGTGTTGAAGAACTGCGCGACCTGAGAGCGGTTGATCAGATCGGCGAGCGCTTTCATGCCGATCCAGTCAACAACCTGAAAAATGTTAGCCAAGGGGTCTCCTGGAGGCGCCCCCGCGAGCACTTAGTAAGTGGAGGGGGGCAGGTTATTTTTGCAGCGACGCGGTGGCCCGGCGGGTATCCAGCTCGTAGAACTTGCGGAAATCGTCGTTTCTTACGGCCGCTTCGAGCTCATCCGCCGGGGCGGAGTTGCGGCCGGCGATGTCGACGGCGGGGTCGGGCGTCTTGGTGGGTTTCGTTCTAGAAGCACCAGGTTGAGCGGGCGCGGCCGCCGCGGCGCCGGCGGGTTTGCCTTTGCCGTTGGCGAGAGCGTTCTCGAGAGTGACGAGCACGCGCGCAGTCGTCAGAGGATCCGCGCCCGCGAGCTGCTGCGCGATCTGCGGATTTCTCTGCAACGTATACAGGATTTTGGGGCCTTGCTCCGACGTATATAGAAACGCTTTCGTCGTCGGGTTGATCATGAGGCCCTGCTGAAAGGCGACGGTTTTGAAATCCGGCATGTCCGGATCCTTCTCCGCCGTCACACAGCGCTCGGCCCAGCTCGCTTTGAGCTGCTGCTCGGCCTGCTGCTGAGTGGTCGCCGCGTCCTTTTCGACGCGCCGCGCTTCGGCCTGGCGCGCGCCTTCCCGGATCAACCAGGCGTCTTTCGCCTCTTCGTACTCGTTCCAGTCTTTCCACTTGGAACCGTCGGGCTTGCTGGCGCGTACCGGCTTCGGATCCTCCGCCGCGGCGGGTTTCGCCGCCGGCGGGGTGGCCGCCGGTTGCGCGCTCGGTTGCGCCGGCTGCGCGACGGCGGGCTGTGCGCCGCGGAGTCGCTCGTTTTCGGCGAGCAGCTCGCGGATCCGTTTCTGCGCGGGGGTTTCCTGTTTCGTCCGCTTGGCCTGCTGCTCCTGCTTTTTCACCGGCTGCGAAACCGGGGCAGGTTTGGCGGCCGCGGGCTCATCGCCAACGCCGCCGGCAGGGGTTGCTGCTGATTCGGCGTCCTCATCCGAGGGGCGCGAGCTCTCGGCAGGTGACGCGCCGGCGAGCGGGATCTCGCCTTTGAGGAGCCAGTTGTCGCGCTCGGCAGAAGTCATCTGCTCGGGCGTTTTGTATTCGGGGATCTCACCCGATTCGATCGCCGACGATTCGATCTGTACGTCGTCCAGTTCTACGGGAGGCATTGCTGCCTTTCTGCCCACTGACGCGGGGCGTGCGAAGGGTGCCCACTAACGCGGGGCGTGCGGGGTGTTGCTAAACTTAGTGCCAGACGTTCGTCTGGCGGAGCCGGCGCCCATCTCGAGGGGGCTGTGGCCGGGATGTCCGAGTAAGCCTGTCAGGCCGGTGTTATGACGCGAGCGCCGCACCAACGGCAGATCAAAGCCAGAGAGCGATCGCGGAGCAGACCGGTCTCAAGGGATGTGAAAGGCGCCTGGTGCCGGCTCTTATACTGAACAGTGGCGCCGCGGTCCGAGGTCCTCTTCGAAAGGAGAGAATTCCTGGAGAAAAATCCTGCGGCGTCTTTTACGCGGGCACCGGCTGCGGCGCTGGTTGCGGCGGCGCGGCCGCCTGGCGCTCAAGCGTCTGCTGGTGCGCCATCTGCGCCATATCGCGATCGCGCGCCGCTTCGGCGTCGAGCATCAGGCCTTCGTGGGCTTTGTCCCACGCCGACATCGCGGCGGTGAGCATGCGCTCGACCTGTGCCTCTTCGGCGGCATAACCGGCCTTGATCAGCGCGGTCGCGATCACGCCCATGGTCGACATCCGCTGCTTCTGGAGCTGCGTCTGCTGGTCCATGTTGGCCTTTTGCAGTTGTCCCTGGACCTTGGTGGTTTCGCGGATCCGCTCGGCCTGGAGCTGGTTGACCATCTGCTGCAGCTCCTGGATCTGCTGCGCGATCGCCGGCGGTATCCCGTTCGGATCGGGCGCAAAGCGCTTGGCCATTTCGTCGCCGAGCGGCCCGAGATTCCGCAGTTTGATAATCAGATCCATGACTTTGCCGGCGAACGCCGGCTCTTTCATGAGCTGCTCGGCGAAATCGGCGGCCGCCATGGCCTGATTGACGGCGCTCGGTCCGGTCGAAATATCCACGTCGTGGTCGCCGACGTCGGTGTGAAATCCGGTCGGGTTGCCGGCCGCATCGAGCGCGTTGATCGTTTCCTGGCGCTGCTCGCCGGCCAGGGTGCGCATGCCGACCTGGCGCGTGCCGTCATAGACGGGACTGAGCAGCTCGTTCAACTGCCGGCCGCCGTTCTCGAGCGCGATATCGAGGTTGTCGATGAAATGAAAATTGCCGGTCGATTCCTGCGCGTCGAGCGTCTGTAGCGCGATTCCGGACTTGGCGTCGCTGTCGCTGGTGCCGTTCAGCAGGCCCGTGATGTTCATCGCCGACTGGATGGCGCGGCGGCAGGCCTCGGCCGAGATCTCGAGCGCCTGGATGCCGGCGGCGTCAAACGTGATGCGCTGCGGAACCGGAAGCTGCGGGCTCGCGGCGCCGTTTTCCTGCGCCGCCTCCATCGACTGATCGGTGGTGAGGTTGAACTCGACGAACGCGGTCGGCACTTTGTGGACGTTCTTGAAGTCCGTCGATGTATCGAACTGGCCGACGAATCCGGCGAACATGGCCTTGGGCGACTGCTGCGCGATCTCGATCTGGCAGGTCCGGATGTAGCAGTACGCCATATAGGGCGACCGCGCCAGGCGCACCAGCGAGAGCAGCTTCCGCATCGCTCCGCCGCCGTCGTCGACCCAGAGCTCGCGCCCGAGCACCGGAATGATCGGAATATGGGTGCCGGGCCAGATGTGCTCCTCGAGGATCTCGACGCCGTTGGTGAGGTATTGCCTGACGGTGCGGTTTTCGGTGTTCCGCCGTTTCAGGAAAATCAGCGGGTCCTGGCCATCGCCGAGGTCGATATAATTGCCGCCGACTTTGACGTTTTTCTTCCCGTAGCGCTCCTGGAACACGCTGAGCTTTTCGTCGGCGCCGTTTTCAAAGTGAAACAGCACGTCCTGATCGCGCGTGAGCTTCCAGTAGCTGGCGACCATGACGCGGTCGGCCTTGACCCAGGCCGGCGCGATCCGCGTAAACTCGCTCGAGAAAAACTGATACTGCGCGCCCTGGTATTTGCGCCGGTAGGCCTTCTTCGGCATCGTGTCGAATTCGAAGGCATAGGCCATGTCCGAGCAGTCCGCCTCGCGCGTGTCCCAGTCGATCAGGATGGTGCGCGGGTTCGGGACGCGGACGTACCGCACCTCCTGATCCCAGGAGCTGTCGGAGACGTAGGCGGTTTTGAACTTGTAGAAGCCGAAGCCGCGCTGTACGGCGCCTTCGAAGGCGGTCCGGATGGCGGCCTGCGCCTTGGACTTGTACTCGATCTCCCGCATCATGTCGCCGCGCTTTTCGGCGGTGTCGGCGGTCGCGCCCAGGCCTTTCGGCACGACGCGGACGCTGCGCGGGTTCTGGCGGTAGTTGTTCACCACCTGGTTCACGTACTGGTTGATCTCATCGAACGTGAGGATCAGGCGGTCGGCATTCTGGCGCGCGCGCCGCTCTTTGGGATCCCAGGGGTCGCCCGAGATGTAGCGCATGTCGACGTCGCCCTCGTCGTAGATCGGCGCCCACTGCTGCTCGAGGTAGTCGAAGTTTTCCCGGATTTCCGTCAGGAGCGGGGAGTCGTAATCGTTTTTTGGCAAGTGGTTAGCGTGCAATCGCGCGCGGACCGGCTTATGCTGAGCGAGTGCGCGTGGCGATTCCGAATGCTTTTACAGCCGCGGAGCTCGAGCTGCTCCGCCAGGTCGCGGCCGGGGCCCGCGTGGTCGAGGCGGGCGCGTTGCTCGGATTTTCGACCGTCACGATCGCGGAAGTGGCCCGCGAGGTAGTTTCGATCGATCCGCATCAGGGCTACCCGGCGGCCGCGCCGCGGTCGACCTGGGAGCAGTTTTCGGCCAACCTCCGGGAGTACGGCGTCGTCGATCGCGTGACCGCGATTCGCGGATCCGCCGAGGACTGGCTGCCGGCCATGCGGGCCGACCTGGCGTTTTTCGATCTGACGGGCGAATACGACGTGACGGCC